GCTGAAGGTAATGCTATTAAATATATTTGTAGACATAAGCTAAAAGGAAAACAAAAAGATATAGAAAAAGCAATTCACTATTTAGAAATGATATTGGAGAGAGACTATGACTAACGAATCACAGATAACACAATTAGAAAAAAGAGCAAGAGGTTTTCGCAGAATCATCTCAGCACTAAATGATTTACCCATGTATGGTATTAACAGACACTTAGATAAAATACTTCATGTTAAAATTGATGCTTTGAAAGACCATCTTAAATTAAAGATAACAAGAAACAATGAGAAGTTAAATGAAATGTATACTGAAAGTGTAGATAGTTTAGCTGATGATGATGGACAACAAGGAGAAGTAGCACCTGTTGTTATAGAAGAAATACATAATAAGGAAATTATTAATGACAAGTAATATAGTAGGATTGAATGGTAAACCTACCAAACCAGTAGAACCTAAACCAATTTATAATTTAAGAGTTTGTTTAATTGGTTCAGATGATATAGATATTAAAAGAGTAGAAACATTTGGTGTTGCTGAGGATGGGTTCTTTATGGTTAAGTCTTTAGACAATCCTAAGTTTCCTATATTCATGACTAATCCTGTTAGAATTAGAACCATTGAAACCTATAAAGAAGGTGATACTCCTATGACTAAACTTAGAAGCGAGAAGAATGATGATGATTTTCTTGTTGACTTATTGAAAGAGAAACATGAAAACCAATCGAAAACTTAAACAAAAGAAAAGAACTAAAAGAAAAGAAGCACACTTGATGGGCTTTAAATTAATTATTAATAATCAAGGACAATTTATTACTGAACTATCTAAGTATCCTTTAGATAAAATTCATCTTCATTTTAAAAAAGAAAATGCTGGAGTTATCAAAGCATTATTAAAAGAATGTGATGCTAAGTTTAATATGTTGACTGAAGACCTAGAAAAGATTGCTTCAGATGTTTTTCATTCTTAGGATTCAACTATATCTTTAGGTACACAACTAAATCTAACATATAATTTTGCATCATTAATTTGTTTTTTAGTTAAATCACTTCCAAATAAAATTTCATATCCATCACCCATCCCATGTTTAACACAATCATAATGAGTACTATGTTCACTAATTACTTGTGGCATAACACATTGAGGTTGTCCTACTGCACATAACATTATTGTTAGTATATATATTTTTGCTGCTGTCATATTTTTATTTTCTTATTGACAAGATAAACACTCATCACTATCATTATCTAAATCAGCTAAAGCTTCTTCCTTACATTGTTGGCTACAAAACATATCTAATTCTTCTTTAGTTTCATATTCTTTTTTACATTTATTACAATTTTTTTTCATTTCTATTCTCCGATTATTTTTTTAATTGCTTTACTACCATCAATGTTTGATTCTAATTCAGCTTTTACTCTTCCACATTTGTACTCTATATTATCATTAGCTGTTCTCTCAGCTACTCTCTTTCCTTTTAAACAATCACTCATTGCAGGTTGTATCCTATGTTCAGTTAATTCCCCTGCTATAAACATACATAATGCTACGACTGTACTAATGACTGTTTCCATTTGCTCTTACCTTATCTTTTAATTCTTCTACATCATTTAAAGATTTCTCTAATTGAGATTTAAGAAATTCTATATTAACTTTGTTAGTCATATTTTGTTCTTGATTCTCAATTAGTTTTTCTACATCTTCAAACAACGATTCTATCAACATAAATTGTTCTTGGTCTGTAGGTTTCTGCTCTGACTTTTTTAATAAGTCTGCTTGAAATAATTCTCTTGATGTTTCTAAACTGGTAAGTCTAGCAGTAACTTCTGTATAAGCAAATACACCCATAGCTACAGCTACTACAATTCCAATCATATTTTTAACTGGCATACTTACTGATGTGTCTTGTGATATTTTCATAAATTAGGTCCTCCAAAAAATGCTAACAATACAAAAGCTACAATTAATAAACCTGTAAAATAATAATTCATAACTAGAGTCCATATTATTTAGTTGCTTTCTTACCTTTGTTAACACCTTCTTTTATTATATAAGACTGAGTACCATTAGCACCAGTCTCTACTTCTTTTCTAAGGTTCTTAAATATGTTCATCTCTTTAAGTTTTCTTTCAACCTTTTTTTTAAATTCTTCTAGAAGTTTTGTGTCTCTCATTTCTTCTTTCTTTTCTTTCTTAATAATTCTACTCTTGAATGCCACAACCAAGTAGTAAATTTAATTGAATAAGTTTCTAACCATGAAAATAAATTATCTATTAAACCACAAGCTTTATAAAAAAAATTATCTATCATATTATTTCTTTACTAAAGAACCTCCAAAGTATAAACCAATAATAGCTGACACTAAGTTAGTATCTAATGGTGTTATAACTAAACTATTAGATGATAGTGTTATCCATTTCATTATTTCTTTTTCTGGTAAGAATAAGAATGAAGGTTTAAATTCTAAATAACCTACAATCACACTTGTATCTGGTGATAATACAGGCATTAGTTTTGGTAATAGTACTATAGCAAATACAGCAGTCAATGCTATGATTCTTCTAGTCCATTGGAATCCTACATTCTCATATTCTCTAGCTTCCTTAAAACCTTTTTGTTGTACTTCTGCTCTTTGTATAAGCATCTTTTGTTCTGCTTGTTTTGCTTTAATGCTTTGCGACCATATACTCATTACTCCTCCGAGTACAGTTGAGCCTAGCATTGTTATCATTTCAAATGGCATTTTATTTATCTCCTTTTATTTTTTTAATAATTACTCCTGATGTTCCTATCTTATATTTACTAGGAATTTTTTCTACTTTAAATTTATCACCTAAAATACTTTTAATATATTCTTCTAATTCTTTTTGACTATATCCTTTTTGAAAAGTCTTCTTATCTCCCTTACCAAATATCCACCCATCATTAAATGGTGTAGCATTCTTAGAAGCTTGGGCTGCTTTAGTAACTTCATTACCTCTTGTTGTAATAACAGCTATTCCTTTATCGCTTATTAATTGTGATATTTGTCTAACAACATTACTTCTTTCCATAGGGTCTTCAATTACATTCAATACATTAGCATTAACAACACCATCTTTAGAAGCAAATCCTTCTTTAAATATAACATCATCTGCTGTTTTATAATCAGGTATTTTACCTTTTACTTTTATAATTTTTTCTACTGGAACAAAAGGTTCATGATTAGTTACTATTTTATTTGTAAATTCTTTTGAACCTAAACCTAAGCCAGAACCAAAATCATGTACAGTTTTAACATTAGCATCATCAAATATTTTATTAACTTTTTTATATGTACCTACTGTAGTTGATATTGCTGTATCACCTCTTTTAACTCCATATTTACTAATTGCTTTTGTTGCTAATTTTGCAGCTAATCCACCTATATTAAATTTTTGTTTTGATAAACTTTTAATTGCGTTAGCTGTATTATTCATTCTTTCTATAATACCTCTTCTATCTAATGCAACAGCATTATCATATTCTTCATTTCTTAAAAATTCTTTTGCAGCTTTTTCATATTCACCTGCATTAATTAAATCTAAAGTTAAAGGACTTCCTGATAAAGAACCTCTAAACCATGAAGATACTAAATTTTGTCTAACATCTAATGGAAATTTATCAAAGTTTTTTATATTTTTTTTTACTTGAGGAAGTCTTTCATTAATATCTTCTACTAATTGAGCATTAGCCTCAGCTTCAGTAACTGAATCTTCTAATTTATTTTCATCTCTATAACTACCATATCCACTTGTAACTTTTTCTTCTCCTTTACCTTTATAATTTTTATATCTTTCTTCACCATCAACAATAATTTTTTCACCTAAACTTTCATAACCTTTTATAATAGGCATATAATCGGCAGCTTCAGGTTTTTTCTTAGGTAATATTATTTCTTTAACTGGTGCTTGTTTTTCACTCTTCTCAGAAACTAAATCAATTTCTTGTTTTTCATTTTGTTTTAATTCAGTATTTAAACCAGACATACCTA